AATATGAACATAATGCGTTTCTGTTTTACTAAGCTGTCTTAGTGATGTGCTTTTAATCCGCAATGCCTGGTCGTTATTCGTTAGCGTTAAACCGCGATTAAATGCGCTTTGAATTATTTGCGCCATTGATAGCGATACCCACTTGCCACCGTTTTGTGTAAGCGGTGTCAATAAATTAATCTGATAAATACCGAGCATTATATCGCTACTGCTATCAGCTAACCCTATTGCATTGTCGTCTCCATATAAAACAAAGTCTCTTACGTATGCGCCTGTAACGCTAGTCTCAACGGTTGCGCCCTCGGGTATTAGCGTGAAGTCGTTATCAATGCAAACTTGTCTTAGCTTGTCACCTAGCGCCTTTGCTACACTTAATTTGTTAATCATTGGGTTAGCCTTATTACTTTGTTGACGGTTTGATCCCATTCGCCTGCTGAAATTCTAACCATCCCTGCAGGCGCTTGAGCCGACCAACTATAATATTCCAAGCGTTCAGCATAAGGTAGCGAGTTAGTTAAAAATAACGTATCACCAATGTCGAATTGAATGCCGATTGCATCATCAACCGCATTTGATTGGGGCTCGCCAAAAGTGCCACCTATTCGTTGGGTAGTTTGCTGTGAGGGAGCATTTAAAGCCGTAAACCAATTGTTTTTAAATAATCCGCTATCCACTGGCGTTCTACGGTTAACTTTTTGCACCGTCACAACATAGGCTTGCTTGGCAATCTTTTTCATTCGCCCTTTGTTGTTCGCGGCAATCTTAGCAAATTGGTTCATTATTTACGCAACTGTAATTTGCAGTAGACGCGCACACCGCCAACGGATGTAAGCTTGTCTACATTCACCACACGCAAGCCCTGTATTGTCATCCCTATTTCTGGCAATTGTTCACTGTCAAAAAAGACGTAGGCATCTGTGAATAAAATAAACTCACCGTCTATTTCGTTAGACGTAAATGATAGTAATGGTGTTATATTGCCACTTATAACTACGTCAGGTGTGTTGGGCGTTGAATTACCAAACTCATCAAAGCCGCCTTGCTGACCTTGTTTAGTTACCGTACCTGCATCGCCAAACTTATCAATTAAGCGCTGCGCTGTGATTAGTGCCTTTGCGTAATCAAATTTAGCCATAATTAAACCCTGTACAGGTTGCTTGTGCCGATAATGTAAGGCTTTAGCATTGCGCGTATTAGAGTAGTACTAAACTTACTAGCTAATGCTGTGCCTTCTTGGTACTTGGTCATTTCTTCTAGCACATCAATTTTGCTCTCTTCTTCAATCACATTACCCTTTACATTCTGCTCATCCATGGATACAAACAAACGGCCGTTTAAATGTTGCCAAGCTGATTGTGCGGCACCGCTTTCAATGTTAGCAATGGTAACCTCATCTGTTGGCAAGGGTAAAGGCTGCGTTTCAAGTAGCTTTTTACCTTTAAATGTAAATGTGGTTGTGATGTAATCCAGCGCGCTTATTACTAAAGCTGAATTTATTTGCTCATCTGTGTAGTCAGCAAAGGAATAGCCACGCAAGGTGAGCCACGCTTTAAAGTCAACTAATGACAAATATGTGTTTGTGCCAAGTACTAGCATAATTTAAACCTCTACTCTTTGGCGGCTTTCTTGCGCTTTTTGTTTGCCAGTATACTTAAATAAGCTCTAGTTGCGTTGCTATTTGGTAGGCTGTACGGTTTCATTTTTGGCTTTCCTTTTTGGCTTTGCAGGTTGCTTTATCTCACATTCTACTACAGCATTACGCCTAAGTCGCTCGACTTTTTTTAGCGTTTCGAAATCCACCGGCTGACCGGGTACTAAACCATCTTGATTGAGGCTCATAATCTACACCTTAAAGTTATTAAAAAAAGGAGCAATTAAGCCCCTTTTTTATTATATACGTTTACGCTTTAATGTTAACTATATGTTAATTTGAAACGAGAAATGCAAGTGGTACATTTTTCCTCTCGACAACTCGATCCCAAGAACCTGCACCGGCAAGCTCTGCATTGGTATAACTTACACCGCTTGGCGTTCCAGTGTTCTGGAAACCGAACGGATGTAGTATCCAAGTGTTGCGGATAAACAATGTCTCAATACCGCCACCGTTACCAAGTGCAGCAGAGCGCTCAATCTCAACAGGTACTTCTGGTGAGCCTACACCATAGCCGAATGCTTCATTACCAAACAATACAGACGTATATTTAAAGCCGTCAGTAGTGCCAGCCGTAACAGTCAAACCATCATCAACGATTACACGTAAACCCATGTAAGTTGGGATAGTTAAGCTGCCTTGTGAATCAGGCATATAAACAATGTCGTCGTTTTTAACGGCTTGCGCTAATACTGCACTGTGAAAACCAACTGCGGTTAACTCACTAGAAGCATCGCCTAAAGTAAATACAGCAGTAGTGAAAGCATCGCGGTTAAAGCGTGTGTCTTTTGTCTGGTCTGCAACTGCTTCGGCTGCAACGTCAATTACCATATCACCGCTGTCATTTGCAACGTTATCGGCCAAAATACCGTTGGTAGTTGCAATCAAACGAGCCTGCCATTGACGCATGAAATACGTATCGGTACGAGCGCGAATAGCGTCCATTGCACGAGTTCCCATAGCGACTTCACTAGCTAGGTCTGCCACTTGCCAACCCTTGTTAATAAATGCCTTACGTGCGCTCTGTTCGCCTTGTGTAATCTTTTGTGTTGCCGCAACGTCAGTCGGGTCATCATTGGAGTAGTTAACCTCTGATGTGCCGTCCAAATCTTTCCAAAATGGCAGTTCAGCAGTTTTACCGGCTGCGCTTGCTAGGCTGTCAAGAAGTGGGTTTGCGTTAATAATACCAGACTCGAAAAACGCGCTTTTAATAGGCGAGTTTACGGCTGGTAAATCTTGAAATACTGTTACGTCAATGATGTCTGATAGTCTAGTTAGTGCCATGATAGCTTTCCTTTATTTACTGTTTAAATGTGCGGCTTTCAGTTGCTCGTAAAGTGTCGGGTTTGTTGCCCTAATCTCTTTTAGCTCTGCGCCAGAGTATTCTTGAAACTTCTTACTAACACCTGGAGCACTGCCACCATTGTTACCATGTGCAAAGCCACCACCGTTAGCGCTTAAAGTTGCGGCTATTAACGGTTTAAACACTTCGCTTTTTTTCAACTCATCAATAAACTGAGCTTTGTTCAACGAGCTAGCACTGCCATCATCGTTTAAATATGTTTCTTCACCTGTTTCAGCGTCTACTTTAATGTAGGATAAAACAAGTCGTTTAAATGCTGCCTTGCCGCCTGTTGTCGCGTGTTCTGATAATTCACTGGCTATGGCACTTTGCTGCTTAACGGCCAAACCTAACATGCGGTCTTTGTATTTAGTCTCAGACTCCCCGGCTCTGCGCTCGGCATCTGCTAGTTTTTCTTGCCACTGCCTTTCTAGCTCGTCCGTATTGCCCTCGCTCCGCGCCTTGTCGTAGGCTTCTTTCCGCGCTTGCTGTATTTTTTCCGCTTCTTTGCTTTCAAAGTCGTTTAGCCTTCCAGTTAACTCACCGTATTTGCTCTCAAAGTCTTTGGCTTTCTTGTCTATCTCATTCGCGGTTTGCTTAACTTTAACAAACCCGGCATGTTTATAAACACCATCCACTTCAATATAATCTTTCTTTGCAAACTCTGGTAATTCGTCAAACTGTTCTTGTGTATAGTCACTCATTTTATGGCACTGCCTTTTAAGTGTTGGTATTTACGCCAATACGATTGGCTGATTTAATCTAATTTTAATACGTTTAGTTAATTATGTCAAAAGTGGTGGCGGTTGTAGTGATAACTCACCCTCAATTGTTTCTACATCGCTGACCGTTAAGCCACCCTGTACGATAATACGCAAGAATTCAGCTTGGCTAATATCACCGCTTTGTTTAAAGTTTAGATACATCAATCCTTCTTCTGGTGTCAATTTAGCGGTGGCGAAGTCTCGCGGTAATCTTAACTGTATCTGGTCGAGGTTATCTTCAATATCATCTTGACCGTAAAGCCCTTCAAACATACCGCAATACAATACTGAGCGCCTTAGTGCTTCCTCAAGTGATGACGCTAAACCGCCTAGCTTTGCGGTCTGATTAAAACTATCAATGTTTGCACCTGTCGCTGTCTTTTGCGAAGTGTCATCATCTTCAAAGCTTCCACCCTGAGCGCGTACACCTTTGGCGTTTTGATCAAAAAAGCGCTCGTAACCTTCTAGCTGAGTGTTTGCCCCTTCAATCTTTACCGTTACATCCTCTGGTAAAAAGTTCACTGAGCCTGCGCCGGTGGCAACATAATCACGCCCGTTTGTCTCGGTGAATTGCTCATGCTTTGATACGGTCATACCGCTAACGTAAGTTGTAGGTGGTAAGTTTCTTATCGCTTCTTTGTAGTCAGCGCTGACACGATAACGAGAATACGCAAGGTTAACTATGCCTTCAAGGTATCCTAGCTGGTCGGGTAGCTCTCCGGCTGGCAATTCTTCATCTGATGCAATCTCAACCGGTAGCCATTTAAGCGGTGCGCCTGCAACTGTGACATAGTTACGCTCACTTTCTACATACCCTTTTTCTGCTTTGACTACCTTTTGCTGATAATAATTACCATCTTCATCAAGCGATAACAATAGAAATGTTTCAATATCATCTTCAAGGTTAACGCCTACCGATTTCTTAGATGACTTCGATAACTCTCTAAGCAGTAAGTAACTCAATTGCATTACACCGCCAATACGCTTGTAACCGTAATCAAATACAGATTCGCGGTTGTACTGCTTAATATTCGCGCGTAACTCTACGCCTTCAATATCAGCAATTGAAACGCTTTGTGTATCAACGTCAGACAAGCCGCGATAATCAGTTACCAATACATGCCACTTAACTTGTAGGATGTTAGACGCGCATGACTTAGCTAAACCGTCAAATGAAAGGCCGTCACCGTCCACATTATCAATTAAATAATTTAACTGTTCTGGTGGTTCAAAGTCTAGTTTTTCAACAGCTAACTTACCAAGTATTGTCGTGAGTGTTTGACCGGGGAACTCTGAAAAGTCAGCGCCTGCAAGGTACATCTGATAGCGCACTTGCGCCTCTTTTGTATTCTGGTCAATCTGGCTGGGGTGAGGCAAATACACATAGCCTGCACGTTTAACGAATGTGCCACCTTTGACCGCTGTACGCACCGCTTTAACGGCTGGCATCATCGTTGATAGTTCGTTTAACTGTGTAATAGTATCAATCATTTTTGCACACTTTTTTGTATAATATTAGCATTATAACATTAATATAGGATTTTGTTAGTGTGCAAGTTTTACTAAGCACCATTAGCCCTAATCTGCGCCAACGTTAACGGTCTAAACGTCATATCAGTAAACTTAGTAAGCGCGAATCCTTCATCTAAAAACAATGCTGCGCGCTGTGGACCTAGCGTATCGTTTACAAAGTATCTTGGCTGTTTACGTAGCCAAGTAGATGACTTGCTTTCTGTGACTTGGTTAACATCAAATATGTCTTGGTCGCGTCTGCCCCTGTAGCGCACTTGGCTAGATGTTTTACCATCAATCGCTGGGTTGTCTCTGCGCTTATTTAATCGCGCCTGTCGTTTATCGAATGCCTCTCTCGCTTCCTCGGTATCCTTGCCACCAACGGCTGTTTTGGTACCTTCTGGCTCTGTTTGGCCTTCTATCAAATATAGGTAGTTACTGCGCTCGTTATAGTGTAGCGGTAACTTAGGCGCTGATTCGTCATCTAATAACCAAGGATTACTTGCAGAGCTTGATGCGCTCATACATTGTTTGGTTGTGCGGTTGTCAAAGGTAGCGTTGAAAAACTTACGCTTAACTATGTCGTTGTTTTCTTCCATTAGCAACTCACGAGAATTAATCGCGTGTTGCGCCATCCCTGTTCTTACTAAGTTTTCAGCGTCACGCATCAAAGCACCTTGCGTAATGTTTCGCATTCTAGTGACCGCCTGTGTTGGTGATTCACCTAGCGCATTGGCGGCTTGTATCTGATTATTGTATGTAGCCGCAACTGATGCAAGATTAAGCGCAACCAGTTCTCCCCATGTGCCTGCTAACGTGCGCGCAGATGATTCAAATACCATTACATCATTTTTAACGCTTCGGCTAATAGCGGCATCTGTAGGCACTCTCATTGGTATCGGTAAATCATTCACCTCTGCAAACATTGAGGCATAAAACCCAGCCTCATAAATCGCGGTGTCGGTTAGCTCTTTAGTCAATGCAGCCCAATTTTCACTTTGCAGTATCGCGCTGTTAATTCTACGCTTTATGCTATTGTCGCTTAGGTCGTCAACGTCTAGCACAATAAGCCTAGCCGCTTTATACGCTTGGGTCAGGTTCGGGTAAGCGTATTTGTTTAACAACTCACTAGCTAAACGCTGTAAATATATTTCGTGGCGTTGATGGCGGTCTAAGTATGTATCGGTCATAAAAAAGCCCTATGTTTATTAGTTAACCAAAGCGCATCTTGCCTGAGTATGGTTTTGACTTGCCTTGTTCAATAACTGCAAGATAACGAAAAGCATCTGCGCCATCGCTTGCCCAATCGTGCAGCGGCTTATCACGCCAGCAACCAAGCTTATCGTTCCATTCTTTCTTATAAGCCTCTAGGCACTCGATGCCGCGCTTGCATTTATCCATATCAAATACGCATCTCTCTAGCATTTTGCGTGAATGGTTTATACCATCGTCAATTGATAACTTTGGCACTACTTCAAAGTATAAACAATACTTATGGCCATCTATCATCCAACCACTTTCAGCCACTTGCTTTCTGGTCTGTCCGTTGTTGCTAAAGTCGCGGTTGTCAATGTCGTGCGGTGCGTAATGATAGCCGTAATCGTAATCTTTATTTTTTAAATACCTTGCATAATGCTCTAAGCCTTCACCGCTATTTTCATAGTAGTCGATTAAGTGTATTTCGTTACCTATTAATTGATAAAACCATATTGCTGTGCTGTCACCTACACCAATATCCCAAGCTGTGTGTATTTTAGCATCATTTTTAAAACCTTTACATATTCGACCGTCTTTGTAAATACTGGCAAA